AGCTCTCTTGGGTCAAGGAGGCGCTCTCCGTTCTCAAACACCTCCTAGTGGTACGGCAAGTAAGTTTACGATTCCACAGAGTGACGTACAAGCTCTGTATCAGTGGACGGCAAAAGAGAATTTTCGTAGATCTATGCTTGGGTTGCCTCAGTTAGACCCTGACAAGATCCTCGACGATACTATCCGTCGTAATAATGAAGCTCTCGAAGAGTCCGCTCGTCGTGAAGCCTATTTAGCTCGCGTAAAAGGTGAGCAGCTGAATATTGGTCAAGCTATTTCTTCTCTCGGTAGCTTGGGCCAAGAAGGAGAAAGAACTCTTCAAACTGCGATTAATAAAGTTTTAGCTCAAGATCCAGTAGGATCTAATCAAGCACTTGCAAACTTAAGCAGAGGTTTCTGAATATCATGGCAAGTTACGAAGGACTACCTGAAGTTTTTGCTACTTCTGTGGCTCAAGCTACGGGAGACAACAAGCTCGACCCTACTCGCTACGGCTTCAAATTTTTGCCCGAGGGGGTTGAGCGGGCAATTGGACGTGGTTACGGTCAATTAGATAAAAATGTTTTTGGCGGTTTTCTCCCTGGAGGAGCTGAAAGTGTACGCGGTAAGCTAGAGCGTTTAGAAAAAGGTGAGCTTACTCCTGCTCCTGTACAAACATCACCAGTAACTCCTAATACAACCTCCCAAGAGCTTGAACCAGAACAGCGACCAAGATTACCGGGTGATCAGCCGCAACCCACAACTAATCAAGTGGGTAGTTTAGTTGATGCCATTTTAAGAAGTGAAGATAGAAGGTATGATTACTTAAGAGAAATTAGTTCACCTGAACGGCAGAGAATACAGTTAGAACTTGAGAAAGAAAAATTAGCGTACGCCACCGATCTTCTTTCAAAGGCCCAGATGGGTCAGATGAAGGAGAAGACTCGTCGTGACGTGATCGACGGGTGGCGCAAGATCCAACAAGAAAAGATTCGTGCCAACACCATCATGGCAACAGCCATGATGAACACCGCTTATCTCGCTGCGACTCCTAACGCCAACGTTTTAAGTGCATTGAACGTCGCATCTGATTCTGCGATGCGTGCTTTCCAACCTGGTCAGGCGGTTAACTAATCATGATGCCTCTTTTTGAGCTTTCTTCCCTGCTCCTTCCCCATCTTCATTTTGGGTTTTTTCCCGCTTTAGTAGCTGCTGCTCCCACGATTGGCGCTATTGGCACTGGCCTAGCCGGTGCTGGTGCTCTTGTTAGTGCTTTTAAAGGCGGCGGCTCGTCAGGAGGAGGAGGAAGCGCTGGTGGGGCGAGTGCCGGTATCCCAGGCGATTACTTTAAACTTTACGGTTCTCAGGCTGCAGCAGCTAACGTACCGCTAACTATCGCAGCTCAACGTTTTGCACAGCAACAAGGTGCAAACATGGGTGCCTTAGGCACTTATTTTGAAGGTTTGAGTTCTGGTCAAAAGACCATTCTCAAAGATGCTGCCACGGATTCTCAAGCTGCTCGTCAAGGGCAGATGCGAGAAGTTATGGGCATGTTGGACGCTGGTCGTTCGTTAGCCACAGAAGTCGGCCAGATGAAGACGGCTACTGAGATGCTTAATCCTACGTTTGCTGCAAGAGCAGGTTCGGATTCTCTCAATGCAGATAATCGTTTAGCTGAAGCTCTTGGAGGCACCAACTTAGGCATTAAAACTGCACAAGAAGGAGCCAAGCTCAACATTGCCCAAAAGTACGGTGATGCTTTAAGCAGTATGTTAGGGACCAGGGCTACCACAGAAGGTCTTCTTGCTACTGGCGCACAGCGTATTGCAGGCGCTCTTGCTCTTAACGACGCTCAAACCATTAGTGATCTGACGCGTAACCAAGCAAACGTCAAAGGTAAACTTGCTTTAATTAGGGGAAACACTGCCGCCACTAGAGAGCTTCGTCAAGATGCCATGGGTAGAGCAATGTCGGGTCACAACTTCTTTGCATGATCGATACTGAAGTTCGAGCCACTGTGGCTGACTGGCTGCAGTCGCTCGACAAAACCCAAAAAGACTCTTTTCTTCACTACGCAAAGAACGCGACGAGTGATATCGAGTCTTATTTGTATGCTCGTTTCATGCGCCCTTCGTATGAGGGCTCGATCGCAGATATCACTGCTTGGATTCAAGAGAAGTACCCAAAGCAGGATTTACGCAAGGTCTTGTTAATCGAGATCGATTCTTTGAAAACCGATATCGATAACGTAAGGCAGATGACCCTTACAGGGATGCTCGACCATGCCACAGCAGCGACGAAAATCAGCGTACTTCAAAAAGAACTCAGATCACATATTCAGGCCGTACGACAGCTCACTGACGGTCTTGATCGTCGCGGTCTTTTGCTTGCTGGTGCGGATCGTTGTTTACGTGAGCTTCTGAATAGTTTCGAAGACGCCCCAACCGTGGCATCCCTGTTAGAGGACGCCTCGTTGGTGGTTTGGTCGACTATCGAGCGTGAAGAGAAGTCTTGAGCAGTCGTCAAGAAATTATCGATTACATCGAGAACACAGAGTGGGATAGAGAGTGTCTACCCCATTATGGTCTTATACCTGACTGGTACTTACGCTATAACGAACTAAGAGATCTCATTTGTGCCTACTTCCGTGGGCTCCAGGAGAGCGAGAATGTTGACGAGGGGGCACTTGAAGATACCCATGAAGGAGTCGTTGACCCCAAGAGCTAATTCAATCTCATCGTCTTCTTCGTTATAAAT